ATACTTGATAATGCAGATACCTGAACCGCCAGAACCGCCGGCAGAACCGCCAGCAACTGTCGAACCACCAGCACCGCCACCGCCACCGCCGGTATTAGCGCGACCGTTACCACCAGCTGCGTTTTGGCGTGTGCCTTTACCGCCACCGTTAGTTGCCATGCCAGGGAAGCCTGTGGTGTAAGAACCGCCACCGCCACCGCCACCGAAGCCAAATGCTCCTGGTAGTCCGTGCATGGCGTTTTGTGCTGTTGTGTCGATTGCAGCATATCCACCGCCACCGCCAAGACCTGCACCGGCACCTGGTGACTTGTTAGTGGTTCCGTAACCAAAGTTGCCACCAAGCCCACCTGTAGCAGTCATGAGACCGCCAAAGGTAGATGATGAACCTGTGCTGCCATCGACGTTGTTGGTGCCACCTGCGCCACCTGCACCAATTGTGATGGTGTAAGACGCTCCAGGTGTGACAGTTAGCACAGAGTAAAACACTGATCCACCACCAGCATGGCTTGGCACATCCATGTAGTTCCATGCGCCACCAGCACCGCCACCGCCACCGCAAAGAATTACTTCAACGCTTGAAACGTTTGATGGTGCGCTCCAAGTGCCTGTGGCAGTAATGATGTCTGTGTATTGAATCTTTGGAGTGCCACCACTGCTAGGTGCTGGGAATACTGAAACGCTCATTAAATCTCAACTCCAAATGCTGTAAAAGTCAGCGCGTTGCTAGTGCCAGTCTGCACGGTCAAAACATCGGTCGCGTCAAGAGCAATACCCAAAGTAAAAGCATTAGTCGAATTAGCCGCAATCGAAACGTCATACATGACAGCATTCGAAGCAGCTGCAGTCGCGCCGCCAATACGAGCAAATACTCGAGCAGTCGCAGCCGTTCCAGTCACGTTCGCAATTACCAAAGTTGAAACGATGTTATGGTGACCGTTTGCCACTGTGAATAGGTCAGCGTTTGCTGTTGAAGTAGGAGCCGATTGGCCCAAGATTTTGTATACCGGATTTGCCATTTGTTTATGCTCCCATTAGTAAGAATTGGTCGAGATTTTTAGTTCCAGCAGGTGCTGCGCCGACGGGTTGCCAGGCTATGCCGTCGAAGTAATCGAGGCTCTGGGTAGAGAGCAAGTAAGTAACCATGCCCTCAGTGATAACGCCGCTAAGGTCTGTAGACCTTGTCGATGAATCGGCAAACACCATGACGCTTTGATTCATCAAATAGTCTTGCACGCGCGACGCAGGAAGCGTCTGACCGCTTACAAAGTCAAACCAACCATTAGCCATTTAGAATTCCTTCCACAGTTCAAACGTAGTGAACCAATTGTTTACGTCAATGTTATGACGCACCCTAGTAATCGTGTAATTCTCGTCGATGTCAATATCGTCAGTCTGGTAACGCACGCCAAGATACTCGCCGACCGACATCACAGCTGCGTTAGTTAGGTCACCATTACGATCAATACTTGGTGTGACCACGGACTGAACATGAGTAACAGGGCGTAAAACCATCACCGCAGCAGCCCACTGGTCTGCGTCGTCGGCGGTCGCCAAGTCGACAGTGAAGTCCTCTGAACGCTCCAAGTAAAGGTCAATGCTGTCCTGGTCACGGTAAAGAGCCTCAAAGACCGGATTTCCCAAGTATTCATACTTCTGATTAACAAGCACGCTGTTGTAAATGTCTTCCGTGCCACTTGCGATAGTCAGGTCAGACATACACCAGTGATAAGGGTCGCTGTGGTTATTGCCCACAGTCCAAACCGGTGTGCCAGAACTAGCTCGAGGTCTGTAAATTAGAAAACCGCTGTCTGGATCAACCCAGGCGAAGCCAAGACCGCTCATCAAAACGTTCTGCATAACTGCGCCAAAAGTTGTGTTAGCGATGTCAGTTTGTGTCATGTTCCATTCAGGGTCAATACTGGCATAAGGCGTATAGCCCAACACTTGACCGCCCTGCAAAACAACCTGCTGGGTTGCGATTTCTATGGCATAACTTGGTGTCATAATTTCCAAGTGCCCTGTAGGGCCAACACCGTTAGGCGCAAAGTCGAAACGCTGATTTATCGCTAGAACCCACCCATCCGTGCATTGAACAGTTATCTGGTTTGGCTGGTCAACGGTGTATTCGACGTCAATACTGTCAACGAAACCACGCCAAAAAACATACTCGTAATCGTCACGGCGCAACATTATTCGAATGAAAGTGCCAGGGCGAATGAATGGAAAATTATTTGGGTCGAAATACCAGGACTGCATTTGAATGGTTGCTCGACCAGCGTCAGCTTGAAAATAGACGTTAGAAGCCATAGAGCCACCAACGCTCGTCTGCACCTGGTTCACCTCGCAAGCCAAGTCCTGCCAAGCCATAGTGCCGCTGGCATCGTCGCCAAGCACATCAGGGCCATCGAGTTTGCTAATGCCAAGCACAAAAACGTTGTTTATGCCTTGAGGCAGATACATCTCAACTTTTAGATCAGTCGCGATGTCGAAGTCGTTCAGAACTGCCATGGCTATTCCTTGAGTGCTCTCAGGTTGCCGGTGAAACCGTTCTTAGTCGCGTTGTTCAAAGTGTTCACGATGTCCTGTGCATTGACCTTTGGAGTGTTGATGTTCACAGTCACGTTATTAGTCGCCCCAGTCTTCACGACCGGTGGCGCAGTCAACTTAGGCACAGGGCCTTGACGGGTAATCGACGGACTTGCATCACCCTCGCCTGATGTGGCAAGTTCTGTCAGACCACCAATGATTGGTAGCCAGGTAAGAGTCTTGGCTACACCTGAAGCAACCTTGCCTGCCGTGGTCTTTGGTGCTGTAACGCCTGTGGTTGTTGCTCCAGGTGCGGCTGCAGCGGCGGCATTGAACAATAGTTGGGCTGACTTAGCGGCGTTTATAGCAGTTGTAATGCCTTGAATCGCTTTTACCACGCCACCAAAAATAAGCGCACTACCAGCAAGAGGGAGCAACCAGTCTTTGTTCTCCAAAGCCCACATAGCGACATTGCCAAGAGCAGTTAGAATCTCAGTCGCAGATTGCACAATCTCGTCAAGTTGTTGCTGACCGCCAGGTGAGGCAAGCCACGCGCTGAACTTGTCGAGAACTGGTAGCAGAGCAGAGCCGAGTTTCTCTTGAATCTCACCAAATGCAACTTGCATTTTCTGGTATGGGTCTAGGTTTGCGGCTTCAGTAGCTGCACCTTTGAACGCGGCAGCCATGTCCTCGATAGGTGTCTTAGAACCCTTGAGGCTGGGGATAAGTTTGACAAGTGCAGTGTCAGAGCCTGCAAGAGCCTTAGCCATAGCCTGGCTAACGGTGTCGAGGTCTTTGCCGGTGGCTGCCGAAGCGTCGAGGGCAATCGCAAGTAAATCCTGCGACTTAGTAACATCCTTAGTTGCCAGGAACAACTTCTGATAAGCAGGGCGGAGTTTGTCGTCGGCAACGCCAGCCTGTAGCGACAGTTTGGTAATCGACTTTTCGGCTGAAGCAATTTGCTCGTCTGTGGCGTCAGCGGTGTTCTGCATAGCGAGAGCCAAAAGTTGCATACTTTTACGGTCTTCGATAGCCGCAACAGTAGCCTGCTCCAACTCGTTAGCGATGGCGCGGAATGATAGACCAATACCGATAGCGGCAAACGCTCGGTTCATTGACTTGCTGATAGCGGTGGCTTTTTTGTTCAAGCCATTGAGAGAGCCCTGAGCACCCTGAGTGGCTGAAGTCAGTTTCTTGAACTCACCAAGAATCTCGACATTGAGCACCAAACTCATTCGGCATTCCTCTCATTCACAGCGTGTATAAACGCCTTGTATTCTTCAAGAGTAAGAGAGCGATACTCACTAGGCGACATCCCTGTGGCTACACAGAACTGCGCCAAGCGTTCAGCGGATTCTCTTACGCTTGCGCTTTTGGGTCGGCTAGAAACTCCGAAACCCAGTTAGTCGCCTCGTTGAAAGTCATCTTGCCGACTTCTTCAATTTTGGCATTCTTGTCCGTGCGCAGCTGCAATAGCCACACTAGGAATTTGAGTGCGCGACCAGGGAACTCGCCCTTGCCGAATAGAACGTTTACTGATGATCCAGTCAACTTCTCTAGTTGCTCGATTTCATCCATGGTTAGGACATCGAGGATTGTGCGCTCTGTGTTACTCATCTGTGCTCCTTGTTTTTACTTGTAATACTTGTTGAATAGTTTATTCATGTTTTCGAAGTAAGTCTTGTAGACCTCCTCGCGCTTCAGGCCGAGAGCCTTGGCAAAGAACGGGTTAGGCATGATGTTCTTGTAGACGAAGTTATTGCGGTCATAAAACCATCCCCAGTGAATCGGGTTGGCATACGGCACAGTGGTATTGTTACCGGCACTAACTAAAACCTTGCGCGCCTGCTTCTTCGACTTGATTGTGCTGCGCAACTTGCCAGAACGAACCGGAACTAAGGTCTTAGCCGTCGAGGCGACAATCATGCCTGCTTCTTGAGCAGCTGCACTAATCTCCGCTGTTGGCGTTCCAATCGCTTGTAATGACTTGATTACTTGCGAGAGGTTCTCAACCTTAATCCCGGATACGTCGGGCATTTACTAAGCAGTTACTTTTTCTACGCCGTAGAACATGTTGCTTACTGGGTCGTGACCGGTGTTCTTGACCTTAAGAGTTACCGAGAACTGCACAACCTCGTTTGAAGTCAGGTTCAATGGTGGCAACTGGTCGAATACAACGGTTCCCTCGTAGTGAGGCTCGCTGGTGCTTGGTGCGAGGTTGCCGTTAGGTGCAATCACAAACGAAGCAGTCGAACCGAAGTTCTCCCAAAGAATCTGGTAGAGCGAACCTGCGTCGCCTGAAGTGATTCCATCAAGCTGTAGTGCCCATTCGCCACCAACACGAACCTCGCAGAATGTCTGCACGTCGCCAGGAGCGTCGCCCAGGGTAAGCATTACTGCGTTTGCGTCGCAAGCATAGTCAGTGCCGGCGATCTTGAAAATGATGTTTTGCGCCTTGATGCGCGTTGAAGCAGCCATTCCTGGAGCCTTTCCTTAGATCGTTATCCGCACGTCTGTTTGCACAGATACTGCGAGATACTCAGTGTTGTTTGTTTGTAGGTTGAATGGCTGGCCTGCACTTATCATGCGAGCGTAGCCAGGTAGTGCGTTTATGACGGCCTCGAGGAGTTCGTCAAGTTTCTCGGTTGCCATCTTGTTGGTCGCTTGAGCGGCAACGCAGACGAGCTCGAGGTTCATGTTGTATTCCTTGCCAAGGCTTGACGGCTCGAGATAAGGGCTACCAATGTTGATAATCACAATCGGCGGAGTAATACGCTCAGGCACATAGTCCTGAACGTTTATTCCTGCCGCGCTTAGGTCAAGTTTGAACTCGACCTTTGCAGCTGTGATTTCGTTTGTCATACTCCATACCCAACATAAGGCTGAAGTAGTGGATAGACAGCAATCATCGGATCACGTGCGACGCGAACCGGTGTGCCATCCATTGAAGCGAATTGTGCAACGCCTTGCGGAGCGGAGCGACGATGGAAGAGTTCCGACGAAGCGATGTAAGTCGCCTGGTCTTTTATGTCTGCTGGAACCGTCGTGACCGAGCCAATGTAGCGCGTGACCAGAGCAAGCCCTGAAGTCAAGCACTCCTGTGGGAATGCGGTCTCATCGGTTCCGACATAAGCCTGGAACTCTTCCAACGTCACTGCCATGATGTCCTACTAAGCGGTTACGTCTAGCTTGACGATTGCGCCCTCGCGAGGAGTAGCAATTGCCATGTAGCCGTAAACAGAAACGCTGTCGGTCAAGGTGGTGATGTCACCATCGGTTAGACGTACAGGTGCGCCTGCTGATTCCATGGTTAGAACAGCTGCGCTGTTAGCCATGTAAACCACGCCAGTGCCGATTGCTGGGTCAACGATGATTGGAAGACCGAAGACAGAGCCTGATAGTCCAGGGATGTTTGCGGTTCCGATGTTGTTGACGCCTGCGCCGTCGGTTAGCAATACTGGGCGACCGTCGCCTGCTGCAACCTTAGCCAACTTCACATAGCCGTCAGTGCCGGTGAGGATGAACTCTGGGCGTAGACCGGTGTTGGTGAAGATGTAAGCGGCACCGTTAGCGATACCCTCTGCGAGTGATGAAGCGGTTCCACCGTCTGCGTCGAAAATCTTGCCAGTGTAGTCAAGAGCACCGATAGCGGTTACTAGAGCCGAGTTGCTTGCGCCTGCGTAAGCAAGTGCTAGACCCTGGAATACCTGGTCAAGAGTGTTGACCTGTGAACGCTCAACATACTGACGAGAGAAAGTGGTGTAACCACCGTAGGTCTTGACAGTTGCTGAAACGGTCTCAAAGGTGAGGTTACCGAATGCAAGGGTTGCGTTCTCGGTTGCTACGGCTGGAATGCCTGCTACCTGCTCGGTGACTGACAAGGTGTTGCTGTCAATCTTTGCGTATTCAACGGTTAGGCCAGTCGCAGGGAGTGCTGCACGGCTGAATGCTGAAACGGTTGGGCGGTTGTTCGCGATCAAGGTGTTGATGTAGCCATACCATGGTGCTACAACTGCAGCGTCAGCTGAAGTCGAAGCGGTGCGAGCGAACTCGGCTGCCTTGGTGTCGCCTGCTACAAGAGCCTTAGCGAACTCACCCTGTGAGCGGAATTCCGCTCCCATAGGTGCTGGAGTTGCGACGGTCTGACCGGCTTCGACGACGCGGCGGAGTTCCGCAACTTCATCCTGAACGGCGCGAACGTCAAGTTCAATGTTTTCTGACACTGATTCTTCCTGTTCTTTTGGTTGCGGTTCGCTAGGCTCGGCAGGGATTCCGCCGTCTTCTCGAACCTCGGTGATGTTTGCTCCCGAAAAGGCCGGGAACGGGACCACGCTGACTTCCTTAAGGGAAACCTTTGTGCGTGTAACTGTTTGACCGTCGCGCTCGCTTTCCAGCGGAACGAAGCCAACAGAAAACTTGTTTAGAACGCCGTCGCGCATGAGGGTCATAACCTCGTTGCCGCGAACTGTGTCTGAAACCTTCGCGGTGATCTCAAAGCCAGCCTCGGTGTCGCGCCCAGTGAGCACCTTACCGATTGGCTCTTCGTGACCATAAAAGAGTTTCACGTCTGTGACATCGCTGATTGCACCTGGAACGAAACGCTCCATGTATGCGCCACCGATGTTTGCGTCTTGACCATAAGGAACGGCTAGACCGGTGATGGTGCGCTCCTCAAGGTCAGCGCGAACTTCAAATT